GGCTCGCCATAATTCGGTTCAAAGCCCTTTTTTCTCATTTCAGAATCATTTGATTCACGCACTGTGTCAGGGTGTTCTCTGTTGTATGATTCAGCCTTATCCTGCATGGCTTTCCAAATAGACATCTGCCTATCGGTCAAAGCCTTTCCGGATTCCTTTCTGCTCAACACAGATTCAAACGTCTTTTTATCAATACCACCAATTTCCGGCATGTTCGATTTGATTTCAGCGTTAAGATCACGATACCATTTAGAGTGACTGGATACCCGGCCAACGGCTTCAGTTTTTCCGCCTTCCCCAAGGTCTTTCATGCTTTCAATGCCGCCTGCGTGCATTTCATCACGCATTATGTCAAAGATTTGGCGAAGATGCTGCGGGACATTGCTTTTATCGTTCGGGTCTTTTTTGGGCTTTTGTTTAAACTCACCAATCTTGCGCCCGTTATACTTGCCGCCCATGCCGGACTTGATAACGCCGCCCTTATCAATCTCAACGTGCTGGCCTTTTCCGTTTGGGCCATTCGGCTTAACGGTTAGCCAAGTATTTTGAATTTGACCGACTTTCGGCATCGGAGCTTTTGGCCCTGCCGCTGAAACATCATCCAGTTTTGATTTTGGTTCTGTTCCGATATGCTCTGGAACCTGAAATTGTTTTGGTTTTGGTGCCTGAATATTACTATCATTTCCCGGATCACCTGGCCGGTAGAACCCTCCACCGTCCTGAGCCCCTTGAGCGTCTTTCATCACATCGACGTCTCTTTCATCAAGGTCAACACTAAATATCTTTTTCAGGTTGATTTCTTCAATCGCCTTTTCGTCAGGCATTAACCCGGCTTCCCATGCCTTGAACATATTATCAAGCTCGATCTGATTCTTTTGCGCCTCTTCAAGTTCTTTGATGTTCCAAAGAGGCGGGAAAACGAATTCCATTTCTTCAGTGATCTTATCCCATCTATCAGGCCATTTTTGATAGCCGATCACATTATAGGCCGTTCGGATATTCGGCTCTAAGTGCTGTCTTTGATAGGCATCGATTACGTTGTAGTAATTCTCAAGATCACTGTCGCCTGTGGCGTTAAGTCCTCCCGGGGCTTGACCAATAAACCGAGTTGCAGGGATATCGGATGCGGCGGATAGAATCTGGATGAACGTTAGAATCAATTCTGGAACTGAGCCAAAGGAGGCAGCAGATTGAGTGATGTCAACCTTGTCTTTTTGGATAATTGCCGCTCTGAAAACGGATATGCTGTTAGCAATCTCTTTGAGCTTTCGGATGTTGGCTTTACCTGGATCAGTGGACATCAAGTCCTGAAGCTCAGACACGGCCATAATCAATGCGTTATTCGTTTGGATCATCTGGTACGCGGCTTGTCTGGTGCCAATTGCCTTAATGATGTCGTCCCAAATCGGTATCAGCTTGCTCGGTCCAAAGCCCGTAAAAATCGTCTGGTAATTGGCAATGGCATAATCATGCGGGTCAATAATCGGATCACCGTCCCATACAAGGAAACGGCTCTTGTGCACGGTTTCACCATTGATCAAGTACTCGTTCGGACGCATATACCCAATTTTAAGGGGGTTGATCTCCCAATTGACTCGGCTGATTCTGGAGACCGGGATCACGTTTAAGAATCTGAGCTTTGATATTCCCAGTTTCAAATGAAAGGGGTTTTCCGGTTGGTCTTCCTCAGCGTCAAGACCCATGAAAGTTAGACTACCACCGAGAAGCCTTTCCATTATAGCTGACCGGCTCAAAACGTTTAAAAAATTCAGCTTATCAAGGTCTTTTTTGATAATTAGAGCCATGTCTTCCGGTACGTTCTCAACCTCCCACGGTTTTCTTAAAGCATCATCAACCGGAATTCTGACTATCTTGCGGGCCTCCCATGAGGTTTCATAGAGCTTATATAACTGCCGGTAGCGTTCGATATAATTGCTGTTGTCATATGGGTTGCCTGAACGATAGGGGACGCCCTGGAAAGCTCCCCGATCGCCAGTACCTAAAGCGCCACTGTTTCCAGCAAAAGAGGCATTCATGACACGTTGCTGGCTGTTATATCCGTTCAAGCTTAAATTATTTTGATGGATTTCGCCCATTTAATTTATTGATCCTCTTTCGAGCCAATCTTTCCATTTTAATGTCTGGTTAGCTGGCCAAACGGATAACGGCCCGACTCCACCACCGCGCTGCTGCCAAATAAGGTTGGCACATGTTTCAGCATCAACAACATCATCATATAAATGGCTGTTGTCAGTGGAGAAAGTCGTATGCTCAGTGACAAAATATTCCGCCCAGCGTTTATCGGGCAATCCTGGATACGGAAGAAACACCCGACCATATTGAATTGGGATAGACGCCTGCTTACCTCGACTTGTTTTGTCTGGCCCAGCCATTTTTTGAAAATTAGCGATGATTCTCTGTTCTTTATTTGGAGGCAGCCATTCACGGAAAGGCAAGCCTTCGCGCCGCAATGTCTGGACAAGACTTGTACCGCTGGCCCTGTCTTCTACCCATGCCTCAAGTGCCGGAGTTATTCCGGGTTTAGGTTTTGTATGTTTGGCTAAAAAAGCCTTGCCATTCTTAATAAGGTCAGGAAAAGTCCATTTATCCCGAATCTGATCAATTAAATATAAACCCTTCAACCCTTCTGCCCCCCAGCACTGGAAGACCGTGTAGTCGTTGGCGTCCTCTTCTTTAAACGCGGTATCAGCAGTGATGAATTTTAATGTGATGCGCTTTTCAACTTCTTTTTCATCCGTCCAGAAATTCCACCATTCAGGCAAGAACGTACCGAATAATAATGAGGAAGGGGATTGCATATACTGTGCAAGGTAGGTGTCGTTGTCGTACTCTTTCATGTGCATCAGCTCATCCATGCTGATGCGGGCGGGCCAGATGCTTTTTCCGGCTTCATCATGTGCGGGGATTTGTACGACGGTCCATCTGTGGCGTTCTGTAGCGAGGAAATGTCCGGCAGGATCATGAACCCCAAGTCTTTGCATATCAAGGACGATAGGAGTCATCGGCTTCATTTTTCGGTTACGGCGTGATTCTAAACTATTATGTAACCACTCCACTGTTGATTTTCTAACCTTAGCGCTATCCTTATCTTGCGCCCGTATAGGATCATCGCAATTAGATACAAGTATAGCTTGACTTTCTCCGACGTAAAAATTATGATGGCACCGGACACTTAAACAATACGAGGAGGGGACATGACCGATTTTTTTAATGAACAATGGCGACCCATACCAGGGTATTTTGGATTTAGCGTATCCGATATTGGGAGGGTCAGAAGTGAAAAACGAACTATATTTAACAAAGGGGGTAATGGTTTTTATGAACTTCCAGAAAGGATGGTGAAACTTCGGATAAGGAAAGGGGGATATCCCGGCTTCGGTGGCAGCATCAATAATAAACATTTTACTATGGATGTTCATAGAGCTATGGCACTTGCTTTTTTTGGACCCCGCCCACATGGACATGAAGTCAGACATCTTGATGGAAATCCAACCAATAATCTTCTTAATAATATTTGTTATGGGACACGATCTGAAAATATCTCCGACGCGAAACGGCACGGTACTTTCCCTGTTTTGGAAAAGCGTCCAGGCGCAAAACTTAATCGACAACAAGCCATTGAAATTGCTATGAGTTTCGAAAAACCTGCCGATATCGCTAAAAGATATGGAATCGGAAAGGGCGTGATGCGACAAATTAAAACCGGCGAGACATGGGAATCCGTTACCAGAGAAGCAAGAAAAATAGCCCCCTGGAAATATCATACTCATAAGTTTTCTGAAGAACAAATTAAGGATATTTGCACCAGTGTCGAACCGCTCAGGGCTATAGCTAGAAGATTTGGGTTTGATAGAAATGTTATAAAACGAGTCCGGAGGGAAAATCCTCACTATATCAGATTTGTTTAACTCTGCGGCTTTTACATAACCTCGACTTTCTGTATAAATTTTGTGCCCAGGGGTGCATTTGATGGATGCACCCCTTCCAAATCCAATCTCTATGATATCACTTCCGGGATTTTTAAACCAATCCTCTATCGGCTGTAATTCAATATCGTTTGTATCAAGATTTCTGCAAAAAATATTCACTTGCAAGCTATTATTTACAATTTCTCCAATCGGAATCTTGCCCTTTTCTGTCCACACTTTTTCATCTTCTGGAAAACAAATAATTGCCCCACCGAATTCTTTTCTTAACTTTCCAGCCCCAAAACCCAGAGAACCCGTTCCAGCCCCGACGCCCTTGACATGACCGCCCTCAACCGTCTGGAAATAATCTTGCCTACCATCAGCCTGAGTACCGCGCATAAGCACGGTTGCACCCCAGTCACTACGTATCTGTTCCCTGTACCATGGAGCCGTAAGGGTATCCCTTATGCTTTTGGTCATTGTTGTTGCGAGGTCTTGAGAATAGGATCCGTTCAGGAATTCAGAATCAGGGAATTCAGACAATCCAAGTTCTTCCCATGCTCGTACCAGGTCGGTCTTGCCAACGCGGGGAGGCTCCAGGATCATCAGATTCGGGGTAGGTAAAAGGCCATACATCAGACTCATGAGAGCATCGGCCTTTATTTCATGGCATGGTTGAATAATTGTCTTAAGTCCTTGCTCTTTCCGACGCATTCGCCAGAAGTCAATAAGTTCTTTTGCCAGTGGGGTCATGTCTGTTCTGGGTCATCGGTATCGTCCGTATCAACCGGCCCTAACTCGGCAAGTCGTTTCTCATGTTTAAGTTTTGCCCGTTCGTCCTGAGTGAGGTAAGTTGATGTTTGGTCAATGGTTTGTTCGATTTTATCTGTCTGACCGAGATATTGTTTACCCCCCCAGATGAGCATCGTTGGATTTTCTGTGAGGCAGGCTGATCTCCATTGTGCTCGACGTAAGCTACACTTACCACCTTCGGCATTTTCCTTATAAAATACGGAAAAATCTTTTTTTAGTTCACATTTACAGGCAGTTATAAGAGTTTTAATATCAATGTGGAAAAAACCTGCTATCTCAGATTGAGTACATTGCATCTTACAAAGTTCTGAAACTTCGTCCCAATCAATATTGGCATGTGGGCGGCCAGCACCCTCTTGAGAACC